AGATTTTTTTATGAATTGTCGAATTGTTTTTTACGAAGATTTTTTTATGAATTGTCGAATTGTTTTTTACGAAGATTTTTTTATGAATTGTCGAATTGTTTTTTACAAGAAACAAAAAGAAAAAAGAGAAAAGAAAAAAGAAAAAAAAAGAAAAAGAAAAAATATTTAGCAAACATAAAATTTTCTATAGATACTTTATAATAATGAACAATCTTGTAGACTTTTTATTCAGTCCTCTTGGAAAAGAATGGTGCTTATACTATTTCATCCTTTTAGTCATAACATTCGTTGTATTCTTAATCTCCCTTGTTACATCCATCGGTTCTCTTTTTACAGCTAAACGATTAACCTTTGTCGGTTTTTTCAAAAATACTTTTGTCCCTATTTTAACAAATTTTGTCCTTTACTTAATCGCTCGTTTATCTTATAGTATTTGTGTAGGTGCCTTACATTAAACATCTGTCATTTTCGTTTATATATGAAATCCATTTTTTCCATATAATATAAGTCGTCAATGGACATTTTATATTATAGTAATTATTGCAAACATTCGCAAAAAACGATTCAAACTTTATCCAAAACAAATTTAGTCGATAAAATTTCTTTTATATGTATCGATAAACGAAGCCGTGATGCCAAGAATAATCAAGTCTATATTGTATTGGAAAATGGTTCCAAAGTTCTTATGCCACCAAATGTACATAGTGTTCCCGCACTTTTATTAGTAAAACAAAATTATCGTGTGATATACGGTGATGAAATTATTACATTCTTTCAACCATATATCCTAAATGAAACAAATATAGCTACAAAACAAAATGGAGAACCTATGCCTTTTCATTTAGGAGAAGGTGGTTCGAATATTGTGTCTGAACACTATACTTATTATAACATGACTCCTGACGAATTAAGTAGTAAAGGTAGGGGTGGAAAACGACAAATGCATAACTATGTTTCAGCTAATCAAGATACCTTATTTATTCAAACACCGCCAGATACTTATCGCCCAGATAAAATTTCAAATAGTGTTACCATTGATACTTTACAACAACAACGAAATGAAGATATTTCGAAAGTAGTCAATTCTGGAGCTGGAATATATTCTTCTTTGTAATTCGACAATTCAAATAAATCATCTTCGTAAAAAACAATTCGACAATTCAAATAAATCATCTTCGTAAAAAACAATTCGACAATTCATAAAAAAACAATCTTCGTAAAAAATATAAAAAAATGATGTTATTATTCTCTATAAAATATGTCTGATAAACCAAAACTAATGCGTGCATTTAATGCACATTTTTTCGATTTTTTAGATGATGTTATAAGAATTTTTCCAGAAAATAAAGACATTCCTGTTTCAAGAACTTCCTTTGATATGATTAAAAAAGCAAATCCAACAATTATTATAAAAGCATGGTATAAATTTATATATGCACCATATAAAGATGTCATTGATAACGGAGATATTAGTTTTTTTTATGAAAAAGATTATTCCAATGATCTAGCAGTATTACCTAATTCAGGTGAAATTATGAAAATCATTGATTCTTTAAGAAAACCAGTATCTGAAATGACTGAAGTAAACAAAGGTCATACAATGAAATATATTCAAAATTTAAGTAAATTATCACTTCTTTATGCAGAAATTTAACTATTGATCATTTGTACACCTTTGCACCTTTAAATTGACAATTATATAACCTGAAATCGCCAAAGGCAATTTCTCGGATATAAAAGGATATTTATCAGTTGCAAAGTAACAATGGTAGTCTTTCTTTGAATGTGCTTTGGTGTAAAAAATAGGAAATGTAATTCAAATTTCCTATTTTTTCCGTTATTCTGAACTTGTAGAATTCGATACCTCCGATTTCATACTTTCTAATTTTCTTGAATCATAATTCAAATAATATAAAATACTACGAGGTTCCATTGCATCAAAATATTCTTGCACGACACGACGACGAATAATCAATGGTGTCTCTGTTTGCAATGACGGTAAATATAATTCATGATGAATTTTATAAATATGAGGAAAAAACTTTTTCGATATTTTCACTTCTTGTTTTTGAACATAATAAGTTAAATACGATAAATGAATATTTGTTATAAATTGATTATATTCATCATAAAAATTATAAAAAACCGTTTTATATTGAGGAAAATATTTTAAAAATTCTTTTACTTTATTTATTTTTCGTAAACATAAATATTGATACTGTAAATTTGGATTATTTCCCCTCAATAATTTTATTTCTTCATAAGTTGGATTCTTCATCGATGTCCGTTCACCCGTTTCTATATTTGTAAACATTACACCTAATTGAGTAAATGATTGTTGAATAGAACAATATTTTGTTTCCATATCTTCATAATTGGTCATTTCATATCTTTTTGGAAAATCCACAATTCCGTGGAAATCATTCCATGTTTCATATACCGTTTGTGGTATTTGAATCACACGATTCGATGAATCTTTGATTTCATACACACCCACTAAATATGCTTTTGGTTTTTTTATTTTTAATACGATATGATTTGTAGGATGTTGTAAAACAAAACTATAACAGTAATTTTTTGATATATTTTCAAGTATCATTAAATCATTTAATTCTTGCTCTTCCGATGCAGATAAAGCGTCTAAAAACATTCTATAAAAAGTTGATTGTTTTGTTTTATCATTATTTACACTATATTCAACCCTATAAAAGAAATAATTTCCACCAATTCCACTTTTTGTAGCAATTTCCCATTTTTGAATACGATGATCATAAAATAAGTTGATCATTGTCCCTTCTATAATTTCATTGGCGATGATTTTATTGTTGTTTTCATTTGCTGGATATTTTTTTGTAAATACATCTATTGGTATAGATTTTGGTGGGGAAAAACATAGAATTTTATTTTCAGGATTGGAGACGATGACCGAACGATATAATCCTAGATTTGTGTCATCAAAACATACAGTATCTCGATCATAATTTAATATATGATAAGAAACGCCATTTTTTTCGTATTTTTTTGTTTTTACTTTATTGGAATTGTAATTTTGTGTTTCCACTTCATATTGTGGGTATTTTACTTCCATGTTATTCATGTGTTTCTTTTACTATATTGAAATCTTTATATGTTTTTTGGAAATAGAATTTAGAATTTTTTTACATATATATATTAGATAACTTCTGGAATGAATAAAGATTTTGAAGATATTGATTTTGACAAAAATCTTGACGAAAAGCTTGACGAAAAGCTTGACGAAAATCTTGACGAAAATCTTGACGAAAATAAAAAAGAAAAAAAAACGACCATCTCTTTAGAATTAGGCGATATTATTGAAATTATAGCACCAACAAATCCAGATATTCATGAAATAACCGCATTCATTACTTATATTGATGATCGAAAAATACAAATCATAAATGTTTCCTCTGCAAAACAATATCAACTTTTCATGTTGAATGGAACATTTACAGATGAAACTATAAAAGAAATTATTTTATTAAATCGTAGTGATGAAAAAGGATATGCACGACAAAATCATTTATTACCACAAACATGGATCGATATTTATTTTGGTGGAGAAATACCTCTTATTTTAACTGGTGAAATCACAAATTTAGAAGAAGATATGATTGAAATCACAACTTATCCAGATTTAGATGTTATCTACATTGATTTTGAATACAAAGGTATACCTGAAAAAATACCGATTGAAAAAATCATTTTACGAAAAAAACCAGAATCTTTAAAACGAATGGGTTCTCTTTCTTTAGTCAAACAACAAATAGAAGAAGGTATTGAACCTGGCATACCAGAAGATGAATTAGCTACTATAGAAATGATGGAAACAGGTGAATCTATTATTCATCTTCCAGAAACTGTCGAAGAAGATGAAAATATTCGCGAATCTTTACACGATATGTATGTTGATGCAAATACCATTATTTTTGGCGAAGAATTATCTGATATTCGTCATCGAATAGAAGTTCCTGAAAGTGAACAGAGATTTGGTATTGAAACACAAATCACAGATTTAGTCGATGAATTATTATCCACTGTCCCAAATAGTCAAAGAACAAAAAAAGTTCTTGATCATATTCATTTATTAACCGAACGATTTAAACAACTTCGACAAATGTTTTCAAATTTTGATGAAAATGATAATGTATACGATGCAAAAAAATTAGGTGCTTATTATAAACCACTAGTAGAAAGAATCAAAAATTTCGACACAAAGTTACGATGGGTATTACCGGTAGTATCGAATCGTAAAAAAATATATAATATTGATACATTGACAGAAGATGTTTTAAATTTCAAAATAGAAGATCAATTCAAAGAAATCGAAAAAATACAGACGGAATTTTATAAAAATGAATCAGAAAACCGAACCACCAATTATTCGAATATGAATTCTGTCATACAAGATATTATGAAACCATTCGAAGATCCTTATAAATATGTAACGAAAAAACCAGTGTCTATCGATTTTGATACTATCGTCGATAATTTAAATGATTTCTATAGTAGTGTCGTTGTAAATTATAATAAATCCATTGAAATTGCAAAACGAAGATTTGTTATTCAACGATATAATTTAGGATTGACCAAAATGGGTGAACGAATTTTAAAAAATGGAAAGAAAAAATTTGATCGTATTCCCATGACCCCAAATGATTCCATTTCTTTAAAATCCCTTTTATTCTTGCCTGCGCAAATTATACAATTCACAAAATTAGAATTACCGGATACAAATATTCTTGAAAAAACCAATATTCACCAACATAGTCTATTCTTATTTCGATTATTTCAAAAGAATATCGATATTGTTTCGCATGTGATTGAAGATATTGATAAAGAATTTGATTATGAAAAATATGAAAACGCAACAAAAACTGATTTTTTTTCTAAAATACATGAATTTGTTTTATCCGATAAATTTGATACGACAGACGAAAATTTTCATAAATTCTTAGAATCCGTCATTCCAAAAACCAAAATTTTTATTCGTCTGGTCAGAAAATATATCAAAGATAAATTATCATTTGTAGATGTTGTTCAAAAATTAGAACCATTTATGGTCTATACCTCTGATATTACTTTTCAACAATACAATGAAATTCGTTATTTTATTAAAGAAAAAATCATTGAACTTAAAAAGAATTTTTTATCAAGAAAAAATGAGTTTTCAAGACTTCTTACTCATAAATATCGTGCGGATAAAGAACTTCCATCCATTATAAATACAACGGTTGTCAAATTATTATCCGAAAAATCGGAATATACTGATTTATTTACGACTTTATATTCTAGTAGTAAGATTAAGTCTACTTCTTATGAAATTCTATTTCATATTCTCGACTCCGATTGTGGTAATTTATTTACCAATATGATTACTTCCATTCTTATTTCTTTAATGACACCCAATAATTTAATCGATGCTTTATCCAAGTCCAACATTGAAGAAATGTCGGATGTAGAAAAAATAAAACCAACCGATTGTTCTCGTCGTTATTTGGCTAAAAAATACGAATCTGTTCGCGATTTACAAAAAGATAATAATGTTGATGAAATTTATTTTGATAAAGAATATGATGATACACCCTATGATATTTTAAAAAAATACAAAGAAGATCAACAGAGAAGATCTCCCGAAGATTTCTTGGAATATTTTGCCGAAATTTTAATACAAAAACACGATTGTCCTCCAGCGATTGCATCTGACCTTGCAAAAACAATCATTGCAAATAAAAAACAAGTTCGTGATGGCGATTATGCTATTCTTGAAATAAAACCACAATTACCATCGACCATCGATGAAACATCACTATCCGAAAAAGAAAAAGTAGAAATAGAAAATGAATCCAATATTCGTAAAAAAATTCAATATTATCGTCGTGTCAGAAATAATTGGGTTCATGATACAAGTATTGATGAAAACGCTTTTATAGATTCCAATACTTTATTTTGTAATATCTCTACAAATTGTTATAAAAATACCAAAAATAATGTTTGTGAAAATTTAGATGACACGATTGCACGAATGAATGAAATCTCGAAAAAACAATTACTCCGTGAATTTGATCAACGATATGAAATTACCGTGGAAGAATTACAAAGACAAATTGAAAAAAATATTCATTATTATTCCAAATTGTTATCTCGAATTCATTTGTTACGAGAAATACAAAATCAAAAAGCAAATAATTTAGCTTATGAATTAGGTAGACTTTCAAAGAAAGAAGAAATACTAGGTTCCCCTTATTTAAAATTACGCGATATGATTCTAGGACAAGATGATTTTACCAAAAAACAATTCGATATTCTTCGATTCAAAGAAAAATTTTGTCGTGAACCCATGGTTGCCGAATTAGAAGAAAGTCCTCATTGGAAATATTGTATGGAAACAAACACAAAATTATTACCTGGATTTTTATTTGAATTAGCCTCCGAATTTGTCAATGGGGGTGATTATGCTAAAAAACAAGAAGAAATCTGTTTTCGTAATGGTATGTTAAGTGACGACGGAGATTCGATTGTAGATAAATACAGTGGATTTATTATTCGTAAAATCGATTATAGTTCTGAAGAAGGATATGATGAATCTGGATTTAAAATTACGACACATTCTATTTTAGAAAAAGAATTAGGAACTGTAATATCAGAAAGTCTTGGTAAAAAAGAAAAACCTATTTTTGAAAATGAAACCTCTGAAAAAATATATAATATATTCTCTGCCATTTGTTCCAATATTTATATTCCAATCGAAGGTATTCATGAACTTTTATTACGAATTACCAATGAATTATTAAATAAAGTGATTTTAAGTGAAAAAACTTATGAAAAAAATTCTTTAAAACAATTCAAAGATAAAGGGAAGAAATTGCAACCTTATAAAAATTACTATGATGAAACTCTCATTTTATTAGTTTCTAGTGTTTTATTTGTATGTATACAAACCGCAACTCCTTCCTTCAAATCAAATAAATCACATCCAGGTTGTGTTCGTTCCTTCAGTGGTTATCCATTAGCAGGAGAAGAAGATACTAGTGGATTACTTTATATTGCATGTGTTTTGAATAAAATAAGTAGTTCGATTCCACCATGGGATTCGATACAACAATATAAATCCGCGACTTTATTAACACGAATGAAAACGATTTTGGATACCTACATTTTAAAACGAAGTGATGTCATAGAACTTTATGTTCAAAAACGAAATTATATGTTGCTTTATCCAGAATTAATCATTCCAGAAGAACATAGTATTTCAAAATGGAAACATTTTTTACCACCGATTGTTCCTTATTCCATCATTGATAAATACAGAAATATATCCGCGGATTTTCATAGTGAATTGATTGAATCTATCCGAAAAGGAAAAAAAATTCAGCATGATTATATTGATGTATTAAAAAGTAAATGTTCGGCAATTAGTTATGCGATAGTCGAATCCATCAATACCATTGTTGAAAAGAAAGATTTGGTTTTAAAAACAAAATCCAAAGTTCCTTTTATGGAAAATGCTTGTTGTAATGAAGATGTAAATACGGTTGCTTTTCATAAATATTTTCAATTAGAAAACAATAATATCGAAGTCTATATGAATCATTCGAATCGTATATCGGTTATGTTGAATGATATTCGTCAATTATCCAAAGCGGCCATTTATTATGATCCTCATTTTACTGGATTGAAATATGCATCCATTCCGTCCGGTTATTTGGAAGAAAATATCTATGCTGCATTTATTCACTATTGTAATTTCGATCGTAATTTACCAGTTCCTGAAAATTATCGTTTGGTTTGCAGTGAAAAACCAGTGAATTATATAAAAATATGGTCCATCCAAGAAAAAGTCGAATTTTTAAAGAAAAATGGCAAGCGATATAGTATTGAAAATTTACATCAATTAATGTCGCTGGTTCATAATAACAATCTTGTTTTTTTAGATCCGGTTCATAAATTTACAAAGGTAGATTCGTTTCGTGATATCATCGATTCCTTGGATCTGATGAATTGTTCCACCATTATTGAAGAACCTATCCGAAGACATTTTCGTGCAATTTTGGAAAAATATAATCCAAAACAAATGCATAATGAAGATACGCCGGAATTAGAAAATTTAAAAGATTATTTGTATGGAACCAATAAATTATTATTGGATGGAATTATGGAATTCTTTGATTCTTATGGAAAATTAACCAATCATCAATATGATGATTTATATGATTATTTATCCAATATTTCTTCTTTTACTGAATATTCCTTGCATTCATTATATCAATACATTCAAAATGCGGTTTATTCCATGTCCAAAGTATATCCTTCTATTATTCGCAATGAGGCTTTACATAATAAAGTCCCAAAACACTGGGGTTTATCCGTTGCCGATTCTTATAAAGTCGAGAAAAACATTATTGACAATCATTACCAAAAATTGGAAAAATTTAAAGGTGATGATATTATTACAAAATTAATGGAAGAAGTTTCACTTCGTTTGATTGATTTAAATCAATTTATTCGAGTTTTACCCATTATCACTCCTATTCGAAAAGATTCTGTCGAATTTTATTCTTTGTTTGATGAGTCAACAATTCGTTCCTTATTCGCTTATTGTTTTTATTGCGTATTATGTGAATATATTTGTGCAACCGATGATCGAGATTTATTACGAATGGATATAGAGGCGTTTAAAGAAACACGGCGACAAAATATTCGCACAATGACAGACGATTCGTTACAAGTATCGGCTGAATACACTACTTTAGACGAAAATTTGATGGAAGAAGAGGATGATTTACAAGAACAACGAATTATTTCTGGAAATATAGATGAATTAAAATCGCGTGTTTGTGAATTATTACTAGCATTCTTAGATATCGAAGAAAAAAATAAAAAGGTCATTGAAGTCTCTTATTCAACCATTATGACAAAAATTAAAAAATCGAAAATAGCAGAGAAAAAATCAATTACGGATTATCTTTATGATTTATCGATAGAAAGAAGAAAAGTAGAAAATGAATTAAAAAACTATAAAATTGGTCGATGGAATGTTGGTTTACAAAAAGGATTAGTTTCTTATGATGCAGAAACCAATGAACGAGAAACTAATGAGTTGATTGATCAAATCATGAAAGAAAATGGATCCGATGATATATTTGCACAAATGGCAATGGATGTTCATGATATTGAAATAGTTGAAGTAGAAGTAGATGATATAGAAAAAGAGGATGAAAAAAATCAAGTAGAAGAGGAAGAACAGGAAATGTATGATATTCGTGGTTTAGGTTCCAATTATGCCGATGGTAATCATTATGCAGAAGATCAATACGACGATGACGCCGACGATTTTGGTGATTATTAGTAATTTCGAAAAAGGAACAGTTTAGACATTATATTTTGTTTTGTAATATATATATATAATAAATGAAAAAATATATAATTTCATTGACAACTATACCAACTAGATTTGACTTCATATATGATTCCATAGATAGTATAATTAAACAGTCACATTTACCTTATAAAATAATTATAAATATACCATTTGTTTACAACTTTCGTTTGAATAACTGTTCAATAGAAGAATATAAAATAAGTAATCTAAAAGAAAAATATGCAAATAATAATATTATTGTAAATTATATAGATAATGATTATGGACCTGGAACAAAATTATTAGGATTATTTCATAATAATGTAATAGAGGAATTTGTAGATGAAAATACATATATTATCTTAATAGATGATGATTTATATTATCAACCATATATGATTGAAGAATTTGATAAATATCTAAGTACAAATAATACAATACAAGTTGCTTCTTTTTTTGCATATGATTATAACAATATTAAAATAGCACAAGGTGCAGATGGATTTCTTATAAAATATAATACATTATCAAAATTTTTACAATATTATAATGAAATAAAAACAGAGGATTATGTGAATTATCATGACGATTATTTTATCTCTTACTATTTTTATTTATTAAATATTCCTATTCATTATATTCAACCACCAAATAATTGTTACATATATACAGTGACTTCTACAAATCAAATTGATTCTTTAATGAATATTACTGATAATTACAATAGGAATAATTTAGGTGTTAAAATAACAGAAATATTTAATAAATTAAATAACGACAATAAATTTTCATTTTTGACATCCCACTCATAATTATTTACAATACAATAAATAATATAAATAATATTTTTTATTGTATCCATCCACCACCATCGAAAAAATGAAAAATGTTCTTTTTTTTATTCGCCATTTTACAGAAAGGGGAACCGAAGTTTCCGCCTATGATTATGCTCGATTCAACGAAGAAGTATTAAATAATAAATCATATATTGTACATTTTTCAGACGAAATGGCTCGATATAATGAATTTGGTTTTTATGAAAGAATTTCCTATGACAAATTTCATTCTCGTTTTCCAATATTTGAAATTCATAGTATTTACGATTTATCCGATATTATTGATGAATATAACATTGATTTTTTCTATACGCAAACTCATGGTGGAAAAGAAGATGTGTATCATTTCGGTGATAAAAATATATGGAATAATTGTAAAACGATCAAACATTGCGTATTTAATACGAAAGAACCGCAAGGTGATTTTAGTATAAGTATATCTGAATTTTTATCAAAACGAGATGGAACAACCATGAAAGCAATACCGTTAATTGTTCATTTACCGGATTGTAATGAAGATATGCGGGATGAATTAAATATACCAAAAGATGCGATTGTAATCGGTCGTCATGGTTGTGATAATGATTTTAATATTCCTATGGCACAAGAAGCTGTAAAAGAAATATTGGCAATCGATGAAACTATTTATTTTTTATTTTTAAATACGATTGTTTTTTATGAACATCCTCGTATTCTTTATTTACCTCGTAATGTGGATTTAATTTACAAAACAAAATTTATTAATACTTGTGATGCAATGTTACATGCCCGAATAGTAGGTGAAACTTTTGGATTAGCTGTTGGTGAATTTTCGATTCGTAATAAACCGGTCATTACTTGTAATTGTGGAGATTTAGCACATATTGAAATATTGGGCGATAAAGGTATTCTTTATAACACGAAGGATGAATTAATGGACATTTTAAAAAATATTCGAAAAATAATTTCGTCCAAAGATGATTGGAATGCTTATCGTGATTATTCACCTGAAAAAGTGATGCAATTATTTGATCGCATGATCTTTTCAAAAGCTTACGCGTAAGCGACGGTTGAAAGCGTAAGCGACGGTTGAAAGCGTAAGCGACGGTTGAAAGCGACCTTTCAAAAACCCCCCCCATAAAAATGATAATTTCCATGAAAAAATTATCATTTCATATATTAGATTCACAAAAAAATGCCAAATATAAAAAATTTTGTCCGTTATCATAAATTAAATGTAGCCATTTTCGTCTTTTTACTATTTTTCTCCATTGTTCATTTTATAAAACCAGGGTTTAGTTACAACCACGAAGGCGGTTTCCGTCCCTTTGGTGTAGGATATCGTAATAAAACAGTTATCCCTATATGGGTAGTTTCCATTATTCTAGCCATTTTATCTTATTTAGGCGTTTTATACTATTTAGCTTATATGTAACTTAGGCGGTTCGCGCCAAGTTAGGTTCGTCATTTTTATTATCCTATATTATATCAAATAAAAAGAATGGAATATCCACATCTAATTGAACCATCTATGAAAAATTATTTATTTAATACTCTCAAACAATGTCATGACATTCGTATCCATTTTTATTCCTATGTTTTAAATATTAGTATTTTTCTACTATTTGTTGCCATTTTTGGTTACACATTATATTATTGCAATAAAACAAAACTCACCGATTATGAAAAATCACAAAAAATGTTGCGTGATCAACAATATGTTTTATCCAAAATTCGATTTTATCAAGAGGAGAACAAAGAGAAAAAAGTATCCAGTTTAACTAATTTACCATTTATTCAAAATTAGTGGGTTTTTTAACCAATAGAATATGTTTTTATAGTTTATAGAAAAAGAATCTCCATTTCATGAATATTATTAAAGAACAACGAGAAACCATTATTTTAGAGAACAATACTGCCAAACAAAAATTATTCGATATTTTAGAAGATTTCAATAAACGAGCAAATACCATTGATATTCGAGAACCTTTACATGGTGATGTAGATTTATCCATTTTACGAGAACTTGGATTCCTTCATGTAAAAAACATTCTTTTTGTAGAGGGCGAAATTACCAATATAATCAATATACCAGAAGGAATTCTCCAACTTGTTTGTCCAAAAAATCTCTTATTTTCATTGGATGATCTACCAAGTTCTCTTGTTCATTTAGAAATACCTTATAATTATTTGACACAATTAGACTTTTCAAAAATAAAAGAACTCAAATATCTAAATATTTCCCACAATTCTTTTACTACATTGGAGAACCTTGGATCAAAAATCGAAGAAATTTACTGTAATAATAATCATTTGGAATATGTGAACTTGAATCTTTTAAACGATTTGAAAATTCTTCATGTTTCCAATAATCAAATATTGGAAATGGAGAACCTTCCATCAACCATTGTCGATTTTCAATATGAAAATAATCCGAATATCACGATCCAATATAGGCAAGAGAGTGTTCAAAATGCTGCCGACGGCGACGACGGTGATGACGAAAAAAGAGTTAAACAAAATGTAAATTATATGGAAGCATTAGATAAGTATTTCAAATTGAAAACAAACTATGAAAAAAAATTGTATGAAAAAAAGAAGAAGGTGTATGAATTAGAATCAAATCGAAAAAAAAGAAGAAAGTTATTGAATGAAGTAAAGGCGGATTGTATCAATTGTCGTCGGCCAGTTGGAACTATTTTTTCATCGAAACAAAATAGATATACTGCGATTTGTGGTGATGCACAAAAACCATGTAATTTAAATATTGAAATATTTAATGGTGATTTTATCACATCCAATATCGTCGATTTAGTTTCCACTTTTACGAATGATATTCTTTCTATAAAGAAGAATGAAATTATTTCTGATAAATTAGATACACTTTTTAGTTATGTCAGTGAAAAAGATTCAATCGATAAATTTAAAAAAGATTTGGAAGAATATAATAATTATAGTAATAAAACTAAAACACTATTGGATATATACAATGAAATGCACAATAATCCTTATCAAATGGATTTAATTCAGAAAAAAAAGGATAAGATTTTTTTATTATCTGAAAACAATCGTCGTTTATTAAATGAATATCAAACCACTGGAAATCGCGAATTATTAAAATCTGCTTTACAATTACAAGTAAATGATTTATTACCAGAAACGCGTAATTTACGATTACTAATGTATAAACATATGGAAATGAATACAAACGAAAAATCACAAGGTGTTATGATACATTCATTATTTCAAAAGAATATTGAATTGTCAAAAATGGTTGAATATGGTCACGGAGAACCTCCGCGAGTGATCAAATTTTCTACTACAAAATCTTTATAATTCATAGATGTAACAATATATATATATGAATTTTGTTTTGTTGACTTTTTGTATTCTATGAACCTAACAACTATTATAATTGGTGACACCATCCCAAACGATACCATTTAAATTTGCCCATTTTTTTTGATTACATATATTTGTAACTGCTCCATTTGCCCATCCTGAATCTGTAAAATTAATTTCGGTTACTAGAGGATTATATAATACATTTTTTGAACCATGATGATGATCATGATGATGATAAGAATCGTGATGATGAAAATTGCCAGATATGTCCGCGTAATTTACTTGTTTTACTCCGTATGTAGATGTTGGAATAGTCAAATTCCCAGACATATCATATAAAGTTCCAGTATTTAATGATTGAAAATGTGGAACAACACAATAACTACCGTCAACTTGCCAATAGTCTGGACAGGTGGATGTGATTGGAGGATAAACAGTAGCACTGGTTCCGGTTTTTTTCATTAACATACCAAGATAAGTCAATATCAATATTAATAATATGACAGCGATAGATAAAACGATTATATAAAATTTATCCATTTGTATTCTTTCTATATATTCTTGATATATTTTTTTATTACATATTTTGTGAAATCAATTCAGCTAAATATTTAGTCATTTTTTCTTTTAAAATTATTTCTTTATAAAGTGTATACAATACTATTTATAATTTCAAATGTCTTTAACACCAATTTCGATTGATGATGCTAAAAAAATTATTGATATGGAAAGATATAATGGGCGTGTCAATATTATTGAACCACCTTCACCAAATATTCGTTTTCAAATGCAAGAAAGAATTGCTGTAAAAAATAAAACTACGGAATTTCGTGAAGCAATTAGTGATATATGGGAATCCAATGTATTAGCACAAGTTTTCTTTTGTCCTGAAAATATTCAAATCATACAAAATGGATTACGAGCAGGTGTATATAAAATGTCGAATAATCAATTTGTCATTGCACCACAAAATATGGACAGTTTAAAAATCATTATGCGAAGTATTTATTTACAATACGCGGAACATTATCCGAATAATATCACGGAACAAGTCGAAAGATTAAATCAATTGGTTTTAGAATATGCTGTACCATCTGTCTATAATGAAGCTATGGGGTATTTAAAATATTGTCAAGATCAAAGTAGTTTAGTCGTTCCTTTAGAATTACCTCGCCATCATGATCGTGAATATAAACAATTGGAATTAAAAAAATGGTTTTAAACTATTGAAGAATTAAAATGGGACATTTTACACCTTTTCTTATTTAAGACGCCCAATTTTTATATAGTTTAAATTATATAAAAATAAATTATCATATTACCTTAATGTCTACCGAAGAAATTATTAAGGAAAATCAAGCACTAAAAGAAGAATTAGAAAAAATTAAAAGTGATTTAATGGAAACAATGAATAAATTAAAGAACTATACAGCACCTAAAAGAAGCAAAAAATTTTACGAAGTACATAAAGAAGAGATTAAACAAAAAGTTAGAGAATACAAAGAAAAAACAAATTATAATAGCAATATACCAAAGGAAAAAAAACAAGAATACAATAAGAGAGCATATCTAAAAAAGAAAGAAAAAAAAGAAGATAATGGAATAAAAGAAAATGAAATTATTTAGGAATATTTAGAAGTTTTTTCGTTAAAACTACTTAAAATTGTTTTCTTTTGTAAATATATAGAATGGTGAAAAAGAAAAAACCAAAAGACACATTCCAGGATTTTAGGAATAATGAAAAATCCGCTTACAAAACTTTCAAAATACCACTCAAAACTATTTTACTTAATCGTGATGCTATACAACCAGTTATAAACAATTTGGTTTTTGAAATGAATGATTTAGTTATTCATACCTATCAATTTATTCGGTTATATATTTTGAATTGTTATACAAATAGTTTATCCTCCTTTTAGAAGGAAGCGCTCGTATTTTTTGCTAATAAAGTCGGCATTTACACCTTTGCACATTCTAAATGCCGACCTTTAGGTCGGCATCTTTGAATGTGCTTAGGTAACTGTTACTTTGCAACTGATAAATCTCCTTTTATATCCGAGAAATCGCCAAAGGCGATT